ACTTGTTAAAGCAGCAGGCAACGCAGGCTGGGATTACAGCGCAGGCATGAACCAGATGGCTACTGCTACTGATGCAAATGGTAACCTTATACTTGATGGTCAAATGATCGTTGTTGGTAACTGGGATCAAAACAACAACAAGATTAACAGTTCAAGCAACAAAGCAGGCACAGTTTGTGCAACTATGCAGAACGGTGTGTGTATTGATGCCGCAAAGATCAAAGACTACTACATTATGGCTAACGGAACAGCAATTACTAGCACAGCAGAAAATGGTGGCTATGTTACAATGAGCGGTACCTCAATGGCTGCTCCTGTTGTTACAGGTGCTATTGCAGTGTTACATCAGATGTGGCCACACATGAAAGGCAAGCATTTGGTACAGTTAGTTTTGGTAACTGGCAACAAGGACATTGCAGGCTACGATGAAAACGTTCACGGACAAGGTTTGTTGGACATGGACACTGCTACACGCCCTGTGGGTGCTACTGGTATTCCTACTACAGGACGTACCAACGGAGGCGTTAGTGCAGTAGCAGGTGGTGCAAACGTAGCGGGTGTTGCTGCAAGTCAGATGCAGGCACTTACAAGTGTTATGGTACTTGACAGTTTCGAGCGTGACTTTTATATTGACCTCGGTGATATGACACAGGATGTTGATACTAGAACTGCTAGTGTTGCAGAGCAAATGGGTGCAATAAACTACTTTGCAGGTTACATGAACAATGATCAACATGTGGCAGTACCTTTTGCATTAACAGAAAACAGCAACATTGAAGTCGGAGTTGGTAACAGCACTGGGCATTACTTGGGCAATAGTTTCCAAGGTACACTTGGTACAACTACAGACAGTAACACAGTCTATGCTAACTACAACTATACTAACGGTGGCTTTTACGCACAGGCTGGCATAGGTTATACCAGTGTAAACTTTGATATGAACAACAGCATGATGGTAGATGCAGAAAATGTAATAAGTACCACTGCTACTGCGGGTTATGAGTTTGCTCCCGCTGAAGGACATACACTGGGCTTTGCAGTAAGTCAACCAGTTACAGTCGAAAGTGCAAAGTTTACTTACCGTGTGCCTACTAGCAGAACATTGGACGGTAATGTAATTACAGAACTACAAACAGTGGACTTCCGCAACTCAGATCGTGAGATTGATTTGGGTACCTACTACAAGTTTGATATTACAAAAACTGGCATTAAACAAGTAGACACTGTTACAAACATGCTGGGCATACAAGGTAATGTTCGAGCATTTGCAGAACTACGCAACAAAATAGATAGCGTCAGCGAAATTGAAAAGCGCGGCGGTATTAACTTAAACTTAAACTTCTAAGGAGACACTATGTTTAGAAAAATGTTAGATTGGTATGAAAGCCATGATGGATTAGAAATACTAGTAATGGCTTTTTGTATGAGTGCATTTGCTGTGATTATATACACATTCCTTGCAGAAGTAGTTTCAAGGATTGTGGGATGATCAGTAAGCCAGCAAAAGTTATTGCAATAGAAGAAGAAATAGTGTATGCTAAGAGTTGTTTACAACCACATGACACAGGGCATATTCATACTGCAATAGGCTGGATGGAACGTAGAGTAGAAGTGCTAAAAGCAGAACTACTTGCTCAGGGAGTAAAAGTAGAGTTCAATGGCAAATAATCATATAGCAATTCTAAAACTAGAAATTGCACTTGCTGAAGAAAAAATGAAATACAGTATTGCTATGAAACCTATTGTTGTTTATATGCAAAAAAGAGTGGAGGAACTAGTTTCCCAGGGAGAAGCAGATGACAAATAAAAGATACATCACGCAAGAAGATATAAAGCACTCGTGCTTGGACATTGTACAGCAGATGTACAAGGATGATTGGCGTCCTGACTTTATCGTGGGTGTTACTCGCGGCGGTTTGTGGCCCGCTATGATGCTTAGTCATTATCTTGGAATTAAAATGTTCACACTGGATGTGCGCATGCGTGATGGTGATGAAAAAGAACACTGCGAATGGCTAATAGACGAAGCAACATGTGGAACCAATATTCTAATTATTGATGATATTAATGACACAGGCGAAACATTTACTTGGATACGCAATGACTGGGGGGTGTTAGAAAACAACCTAAGATTTGCCGCACTAATAGATAATGTTCCAAGTCAATTTGATGTAGATTATAGTAGTATTGAAATTAACAAAGCAGAAGATCCAGCATGGATTGTATTTCCTTATGAGGAGTGGTGGTAATGATTATTAAAAAGATTGAATATCATAGTGTACACAGTCATATGACATATGATCTGGATGATGAAGATATCGTTGCTGAATTTGGCAGCATGGAAGCATTTGAAAAACACTATGACGAAGAGTCAGATGAGTTTTATGAGTTTGTAAACAATCATGATTATGACAGAGAAGACGATTGGTTCAGTGATCGCAAAGGTGGATATGACATTGAATGGAGTATTGAAGAATGAGTTTGATTACAGAATATCCGGACTGGGTTGATGAAAATATGCTAAAAAATCTTTGGGGCAGTACTGTATGTCAGCCTCGTTGGTTCTTTGGACAAAAATCAAACAATGATACTGTATATCCAATGTGGGGGCAGGCTTTTTACGATACATTTAACGGTGAGTATAAAGAAGATGCTAACCAATGGGTAAGAGAAGTTGGTGACCGTTTCCTGGATATCTGCGGTGATGAATACATTATGGTTCGCAGTATGCTTGCTGGTAACACATACGGACAAGATGGTGATATCCACGATGATTGGCTTGTACCAGGTGAAAGTCTGACAGGCGTACTGTATCTTAACCGTCGTTGGGAGGACAACTGGGGCGGTGAAACTGTTGTTTATAACAGAGAAGATACAAGGAAAACAGAGATAAGTAAGTTTGAAGCAGGCAAACTTATTGTGTTTGATGGAAGCAATCCACATATTGGAAAAGGTCCTCAACGTGCTTGTGGAGAACTGCGTTGTATTATTGCAGTTCAAGCAGTTAAACAGGATGCTTGGCAAAAACATCTTGACAAAATGCGTAATAAATCATAAAATACACTTAGACGTCTTAGGTTCGTCCGTCTTTAAACATTCCGCCCTATAACATAGGAGTAGGTATTATGCCACATTATTCAACAAAAACATACGGACACAACATTGGTCTTAGTGCAGTGTTCCGTCAACCACATGCAGATCATTCACACTGCAGATTCTTGCATGGATACAGTCTAGCATTTAAATTTACATTTAGTGCAAGTGAATTGGATCATCGCAACTGGGTACAAGACTTTGGTGGCCTAAAACCATTAAAGCAATGGCTCGAGGAACAGTTCGATCATAAAGTTGTTATTGACAGTGAAGATCCTCACATGGAAGATTTTTATCATTTAGAGAAACTTGGTCTTGCAGAGATCACAGTGATGGATGGTGTTGGTGCAGAAAAGTTTGCAGAACATGCATGGCGGTTTGCAGATGAACTTGTGCGCAATCAAACAGCAGGGCGTGTGCAGTGCGAAAGTGCAGAGTGCAGCGAGCATGGCGCAAACAGTGCTATCTATACACCATGGAATGTGCGCAAGGAGCGTTTTGCAGATGATGCGTGAACTAGATGCAAGACAACAACTAATGGTAATCACTGCAGAAGAATGTGGCGAACTAGTGCAAGTATGCAGTAAAATATTACGTCAGGGAACCTTTGATAAAAAGCGTGAGCATCTTGTTGAAGAGCTTGGCGATGTATACTGCATGATACAACTTATTCAGGAATGGGATATTGTTAGTTGGCAAGAACTAGAAGATCGTGCAGAAGTTAAGCGAGCAAAACTTAGTAAGTGGAGTGAACTAGTATGAAACTAAGATATAGCGAAGCGTTTTACAGCGTACAAGGTGAAGGCAAGTTTGTAGGAGTACCCAGTGTATTCCTACGCACATTCGGTTGTAACTTTCGTTGTATGAACTTTGGACTTCCTAGAGGTACTCCAATGCGCAGTGAACAAGGAAAACACAATGCAGAAGTCAAAGAACTACTGGATAGTGGAATAGTAAATACAGTAGAGAAGTTTAATGACTTGCCTATTATCCACACAGGCTGTGATACATATGCAAGTATCTATCCAGAGTTTAAAAAGTTTATGATGGATAGAACTGTAGATGAAGTTGTAGAACATTTACTAAGTCTCACGCCTGAAGGCAGTTGGACTATGGAGAACGGTCAAGACGTACACCTCATTTTTACAGGCGGAGAACCACTGTTAGGATGGCAGAAATTTTACGCAGAACTACTAGAACATCCACGTATGAAGGATTTAAAGAATGTCACATTTGAAACAAATGCTACTCAATCCCTTAGGGAAGACTTTAGAAACTATCTCAACAATCAAGAGCGATTTACTGTCACTTGGAGTTGTTCCCCGAAACTTACAGTTAGCGGAGAATCTCAAACTGATGCTATTAAGCCTGGGATTGTTGCCGATTACGCTGGTGTTAATAACAGTGAACTCTATCTCAAGTTTGTTGTCGCTGATAGTATGAATGTGGACGAAGTTGCAGATGCTGTTCAAGCATACCGTGACGCAGACGTTAACTGTGCAGTATATTGTATGCCGTTGGGCGGACGTAGTGAAGAGTATACACTCAATGTTCAGCAAGTCGCAGAACTTTGCATGGAGCGAGGTTGGCGCTTCACGCCAAGACTACACATCAGCCTCTTCGGAAATGCGTGGGGTACCTAGCATTAATCCAATGGGCATTGAAGCGGATCTGGATCCTGAACGTATACACAAAGAAGCAAAAGCGCAAACACCATTAGAACGTGCAATGAAACATCCAGTTGACATAGAAAAACTAAGAAAAGCAGGAATGTAATGTTTGATAAAATTAAAAAAGCAGTATTAGGTAACCCTAAACCTGTAAAAGCAACAAAAACAAAACCTCGCAAAAGTGAAAAAGATCTTGCTACTGAAGCAGGCGAACCCTGGGTAAGTGTGCTGGGCATGGAACTGGATGCTGGTAGTTTAGAACGCGGCGCTTTTGAACTTGATTGGAATGACTTGTTTGTTGCGAAACTAGTTCGTGCAGGCTATCAAGGCAAAACAGATAACGACATTGTTGACAACTGGTTCCAGGATGTTTGTCGTAATGTTGTTCTTGAAAGTTATGAACAAGAGCAAGCACAACGCAATGTTGAGAACATTGACGAACATAGGAACGCCTACAAGTGATCTATGTAAATGGAGATAGTCATAGCGCAGGTGCTGAACTTGTAAAGGATTATTGTTTTGCTGCAGATGATGCAAGATACGTTGCATGGGGAAGTCGTGCGCATCCAGATGCAATACCACATACATTTGGATATAAAATAGCACAAGCACTGAATCAGCCTTTTTTTATGGATGCAGAGAGTGCAAGCAGTAATGCAAGAATTATAAGAACATCACAGAAATTTATAAATGAAACACAGGATAAAAGCAAACTGTTTGTTATCATTGGATGGACAACACCGGAAAGAGAAGAATGGCCATATCAAGACGGGTACATACAAATTACAGCAAGTGGTACAGATTCTGTGCCAGAAAGTATGGAAGAAGAATACCGAGAGTGGGTAGTAAAACAAACACCAGATGAATTTGCTCGCAAAAAGCAGATATGGCGAGAACGTATTGCACAGTTCAGCAATGAATTAGACGATCAAAATATTAAACATTACTTCTTTAGGACTCAATTGGAGTATCGCGAGTATCTCACTGGTCTTGGTTATAAGACTGTGAATGGTGGCCAACATTTTGGAATAGAAGCACATTCTGCTTGGTTCAAACACTTACTTCCTCAAATACTTGCAAGATACAATACAAAAACTGACTTGACACAACCAAGTAAACGTAGTATAATAACACAAGTTAAACAAGAGTTCAAAGGACTTAGAAACTAATGGCAACCTACTTACTTGTAGATACTATGAATACTTTCTTTCGTGCTAGACATGTAGTGCGAGGCGATGCTGAAACTAAAATTGGCATGGCTATCCATATTACTCTCAACGCTATCAACAAGTGTTATCGCAAGTTTAATGCAGATCATGTGTTATTTGCCCTTGAAGGACGTAGTTGGCGCAAGGACTTTTATACTCCATACAAGAAGAATAGAACTGATAAGCGAGCAGCACAGAGCCCTAGTGAGCAAGAAGAGGACGCACTGTTCTTTGAGGCATATGATGACTTCCTAAAGTTTATTGGTGAGCGCACAAACTGTAGTGCTATGAAGTGTGAGATTGCAGAAGCAGATGATATAATTGCACGTTTTATTGCACTGCATCCTGAGGATACACACATTATTGTAAGCAGTGACACAGACTTTGTACAACTAATTAGTCCTACAGTGCATCAGTATAACGGTATTACTAATGAACTTATTAAAATTGATGGTGTGGTAAATGATGAAGGCAAGCCTGTGTTAGATAAGAAAACAGGCGAGCAAAAAGTTCCTGCTGCACCTGACTATCAGTTGTTTAAAAAGTGCATGCGAGGCGATGCTACTGACAATGTGTTCAGTGCATATCCTGGTGTGCGTGAAAAAGGCAGTAGTAAAAAGGTTGGACTACTGGAAGCATATGCTGACAAAGAAACTAAAGGCTTTGCTTGGAACAACCTAATGCTACAGCGTTGGACAGATCACAATGGTGTAGAACACCGTGTACTTGACGACTATGAGCGCAATGTTACACTGGTAGACCTGACTGCACAGCCCACAGAGATCCGTGACTATGTAGATGATATTATCCGTGAACATAGTGTAGCAAAGAACAAGCCCATGGTAGGCGCACACTTTATGAAGTTCTGCGGTAAATGGGACATGCAACGTGTAGCAGAAAATGCACAGCAATTTGCACTATGGTTAAACGCTAATTACAAGGAGGACGAGCATGGAGTTCGTGGCTAAACCTGTACTAGAAGATAAGTTTTGGATTTTAGAAGATAATGGTCAAAAAGTAGGTACTATTCGCAGCAATGAAAATGGTGTTACACTACAAGTTGGCAGTGAGAATCAAACGTTTAAGGCATTAGAAGAACTTACACAAAAGATCAGTGTTAGTTTCTCAGGCAAAGAACTTGTTAATAAAGAAAAGCAAGAATATGACGTACATGGTTATTTCTGTAAAACACGGCCATTTAATTCAATTTTTGATCTTAAACGCAAACTGCCACTGTACACAAAAACAACAGACAGTCAAAGTTTCTTTTGTGCAGGCTGGTATTGTATTCAGTTTGAGCATGGTTGGGTTCCTGCTAGTTGTCCTAAACTAATTACATTGTCTAGGAATAGTTATCTTGGTCCTTTTAAAACAAAACTTGAAATGACAGAAGCACTAAGACAAACAAATGGCTAAACCTCAGTTTCCTAATTTAGATAGACTATCACACGGGTGTATAAACCTGCGCAAAGATAGTTTGACTGTTAATGCGCAGGATGCTCGTGGTATTGCTAATGATTATACAAGATTACTAGAGTACATTACAGAACTACAGGATACTGTAATAGAATTACAGAAAGCACAAGATAGTGTAGTGGAAGTTCAGTTGGACGGGGATACTTTTTAGTAAAGTACGCATATTTCTTGCTAAATAATAGTAGCATATTATAAAGTGAGATATAATAATGAGTCGTCCTAAGCCTACTGTACTCTTAGAAAAAGTTGAAAAAGAAACATACAAAGCAGAGCAAGTACTTGCAAGTCAAGGTATTTGGGCTGTCTACTACGACAAAAAACCAATCAATCTTAAAACGTTTAATATGCTTATTAGTTATCCAGGACCTAAATACAAAAAGGTATCCTTTAGCAATCCAGGACATGCTATTAACCTAGCAAAAAAACTTAATAAACAGTTTCAGACAGATCAGTTTACAGTTGTTGTATTAGACAAGGGTAAGCAGATTTACCCATGACATGCGTACTAAAGACCAGTACACACAAGCATTTATAGATAATGATCCCAGAGAGTTTCATCTTAGACCAACATTCGACATAGCATATACTAACTGGTGGCAAAACGCCAGACGTGACGGTGGCTTTAGACTAACACAAAAAGGTTGCTTACACTGTGTTGACAGACTACAACTAGAATACTATGAAATAAGCATAGAAGAAGTTGATCCCAGTGGACGCTTTCTTTTAGATCTTGACAGATATATCAAAACACCGTATTATATAAGAGATATAAAAAAACGTAGTAGAACAATAATGCTGTTTGATAAAAAGACACACTTTGCACTTACTATGTACAATGGTGATTTTCAGAAATTTATAAATGCACACAAAGTTTAAACATTGGGGAACCAGAGAACTAGAAGACACTCATTGGAAGTGGATTGTGACTGCTGAAGTAGAGGATAATCCACAAGACAAACGCAAGTTTCTCGCATGGATGACTAAACAGTTTGGTGAACAAGGTAGCCGTTGGAGCATACGTTGGAGTATGTTGGGTGTAGATATACGCTTTCACGAGCCAAAAGACTACTTTACGTTTACCATGTTTCATACAATTGAGCCAGAAAAAGACTAAAAAAGGTTGACATATCCTCTAAACGTGCTATGTTTAATAGTAAGTTGTTTTTGAGGAGTGAGATATGTTTAAGTTTGTAATTACAGCAAAAATGCAAAATGGTGATGCCTGGGAAACTACACGGCATACTAAACGTGGTTTGGATAGTGTTATCCAAGACATCCTTAAAGATGATGCTGTTGTTAGTTTCAATGTTGAAGAGGTTCGCATATAATGGAAAAGGGCAACGTAGTTTGGCTTGAGGGTAGATCTCGCCACGGTAAGAATCGCATAGAACAGCATGGTAATCCTTGGACTGTAAACGCAAAAGGCAAGTTCAACGGCAATGATGCAGTGCGTATGCGCAGTGAAAATGAAACATTTAACCTAGGTCAAGGTCGTAAAATGCACGACGAACGCTGGGTATTCCTTAAAGATGATCCTAACTTTTGGGTCAAATGTGATGCAGACGCAATGGAGCGTTTGTGCGATGCTAACATTCCTACAGATTGGTTAACACGATAATGTATTATTTGGCAGTTGAAATCGAAGATGGTGAACTCCTAGTTTGGGAACATTTGGATAGTAAAACTATGATGGAGATGCGTAATCTATATGTGCATCTTGGTGCAGAAAATGTTCGCAGTGGTCGTATGAAAAAGGTTGACAATCTAGCAAAAGATGCTATGTTTGTATAGTAAGTTATTTTTTAGAGGAGACTAAAACATGTCAGCAGTTGATGCAAGAACCGTTACTGTAAAACAAGCAGTTACTAGACTAATTCGTGCGCTTAAAAAAGATCGCCCACTTTTCCTCTGGGGACCTCCAGGTGTTGGCAAGTCAGAGATGTGCCAATACGTTGTTGATAGTGGTGAACTTGGTAAAGCAAAACTAATAGACATTCGTGCTAGTTTGCTGGATCCTACAGATGTGCGAGGCTTTCCTGCGCCAGACCTAGCAAACAATAGAATGGTTTGGTTACCTCCTGTGGATTTTCCTACAGAAGAAGAAGCAGCAAAGTATGACACAATTGTTATGCTGTTTGACGAACTTAACAGTGGTGCACAGAGTGTGCAAGCCGCGCTTTATCAACTAATACTTAACAAAAAGGTTGGTCAGTATGAACTTCCTAAAAACGTTAAGATTGTAGCGGCTGGTAACCGTGAGAGTGATAAAGGTGTTACATATCGTATGCCTACTCCGCTTGCTAACCGTTTTGTACACTTGGAAATCCGTGCAGACTTTGAAGCATGGTTGGATTGGGCTGTTGCTAACAAGATCCATGAAGATGTAGTTGGTTACATTTCTTTTGCTAAAGCAGACTTGTTTGACTTTGATCCTCGTGCAAGTGGACATGCTTTTGCTACACCGCGTAGTTGGACTTTTGTAAGCCAGTTCTGTGAGGATGAAGACATCCGTGATGCAGAACTTACAGACTTGGTTGCAGGTACAGTAGGTGAAGGCATTGCTGTAAAGTTTATGAATCACCGCAAGTTTGCAAAAGACCTTCCGCTTCCAAGTGATATCCTTGCTGGTAAGGTTAAAGAGTGCAAAGTAAAAGAAATCTCTGCACAGTATGCACTAACAATTGGTATGTGCTACGAATTGCAGGATACTTTCGAGAAGATGGGCAAGGATGATGTTGATGCGTGGCACAAACTTGCGGATAACTTCTTCCGCTTTATGATGGACTTCTTCCCCACGGAGATGACTGTTATGGGTTGTCGTGTTGCTATTAACCAGTACAACTTGCCTTTCCAACCAGACAAGCTCAAGCACTTTGATGAGTTTTATGATCGCTTTGGCAAGTATGTTGCTGCAAGTAATGAGGACTAATCCATGTACTTGAAAAAACAAACATTACAAGACGACTTTGGCATATGGTGGGACTTGCCAAAGTATCGTAACAGAGATTTTGAAGCAAAGCAGTATGCACAAAATATGATTACCAAAGTAAATGTGGGCAAGTATGGTTGGCCTGGACCTGAAAAAGATGTAAAGTATTGGGTTGAACTAGACAATGGTAAAGTAGTTGGCTTCCGTCACGGTATGAGTGAAGGCGGCAAGCGCAGAGCAAAGTATGCAGAGTTTCCTGTATATAATGCTAAAAAAGGTTGACAACTCTGTAATCTATGTTATATTTAATTATAAGTTGGATTTGTAGAGAGAATTAGATGTTACTTACACCGCAAGAAGAATTACGCAACTGTGTGGATATCCTTACTACTAGGGATATTCCACTAAAATTGTTTGAAGATGGCCAAGCAAGACGTCTCCGTGCTGTATATTCTACCTCAAAATCTCATTATGATGTAGAATTACTGATTAAATTAGGAGAGGTTGGTATCCGTATTGCGTATCGTAACAACCCTACAAGAGAAACAAACAATACACTACTGTTGAACAAACTTCGCAAACAAGGAATGTTTGCAGATAGTAAAGTTAGTAGCCCAATGTTTCCAACATTTCTTAGCGAAAATTTGGCAGAAGACTTTCTTAAAGTTGTTGATTGTATTGAATCAACACCTGAGTTTGAAGATAGCACTGGTAATACATGGAAAGTAAATGGTGGACTGGAAGCAGGTACTTGGCACATTGTTGACACTGTACGCAGTGCAGTCAAGCGGGGTCATACAAGCGCACTAGGGCGTGATATGTATGAGTGCTTGCGTAGCAAAGTTGAAGTTAACAGATACGACAGTGAACAGGGATTGACTTGGGGCGAGCATGTTGTGCCTATTGACTTTATGACACAGGAACTTGTTCGCATGTGTACAAAGGGTGCTAGTGAAGATACAATGTTTGATTTTGTAATGCGTAACCACAAGGTTGTTTATATTACACCTACACAAGCAACCCGCATTGACAAGTATTTAAAGTTACAGACTGTTATGACAGAGGGCTGGAAGGACGGCGATTCTCCCTTTGCAAGGTTACACGCCGCTGATATTGCGATTGAGGAGTAGAGAGAATGGCATATCCAATGAAAAACACAATGGGATTTCAAGTAATGAACACTACCGAAGAAGAAGTGCATTATGCACAAAAGCGTAATAAAATTTTTGAAAACACACTTGATAAAACAATTAGTAGTATCAATGATCGTATTGAGTATGTTTATGGTCTCAGTGAAAGTAACCAGCGGTTAAGGGCTGGTACAGAAGACAGTCTTCTAGAATTTGAGATGCGCTATGAGGAAATGCAGGATCCTGAGTTTTTCTATAGCAAATTAGCAAATCGTAGAATTACAGAAACTATGGCTAACATTGTTATTGATATGAGACTGCAACGTGTTCCAACTATGGAAGCAATTCAGAAATATATCCGTAACTACCGTTGGTATAAAGTACAGCCAATCAAAGTTTTTGTTTGGGTTGACCCAAATGGTAAAGAGCACCTTGTGTGCTGGGACGGACAGCATACACTGATTATGTTGTATTTGATTGCCACACAGGTACATAAATTAAACCCTAGTGAAGTACAAATTCCAGTTAACATTACTGATGGTATTACTATTGAAGAAGCAAGAGAATCTTTAATGAGTGAGAACGGTGAAGGTCGTGTACTGTTTGATGCAGTAGACATGCATGAACAGGGTGTATTTGCTCGTAGAGACACTGGCAGTGAGGTAAAATCACATGTACTAGCAGAACAGAGACAACAGCATCTTGAAGATAACTTTATGTTTCTTGCAAATCCTCGGCGAGGAGAAATGGATAAGCCTGGCGCTCTTACAAGAACACAAGAGATCTTGGATCCAACGTTTTCACATCTAGTAACAAAGTACTTTGCACAATGGTTCTATGGTTTAAATGGTAGTAACAGAC